CTGCAGCGCAACCAACTCTGTGCTGGCTGGTGTCTTTAGAACCAACCGCGTCATTGACCTGTTTGCAACGAAATGCCGAATTAATCATTACGGGCTTACCGCCTAAGACGGTTTTGACCTGCTCTAAGAACTTAGCCAAGCGGTTTAGGTTGGCCAATTCATCGGGATTTGGCGTGTTATCAAACTGCCTATGGTCGGTAATGGTTAGTTCTTCAAGGGTAAAGTGTTGCGTAAGTGGAGTAATCATTTTTTAAGCAGTCCTTTCATTTCTTCGGTCTTGCTCTTGCTGCCTTGGCTTGAGCCAAAGTAAAACGATAAGACTTGGCCCGCAGCTGAGGTTATAAATCCAAGAGCAAAAATAACCAGTTGTTGTTGGTTGTCTGGGGTATCAACAAACATCAATATCCCAATTAAGAAAAACGCCAATCCTACGACACCAAGGGCTAAGACGGGTACGACCAGCTTATCTAGCTTAGTTGCGTGTTCAGATGTCGCTACCGCGGCATAAGCCTGGCGGGCAGAATCTCGGTCTTGGACTTCTAGCTTGGCATATTCCAAATCTAGTTCTTTTAGTTTTAAGGTCATTTCAGGATTGCCGGTAAGCGCCTGGGTGACCCCTTCAACGGTAGCGTCATCAATCCCTAGTTTGCTTGCAATCCAACCTACGGCAGCGCCACCAGCTGGGCCAGCAACGGCAGTAGCTAATACGGGCGCAACCCCTTTAAGTATTCCTAATAACGCATCCATGAATTAATCCCCATACAAATAAACAAAATTGCTGCCATCCAAGTAGCTACGAGTAGGTCATATCGATTCATTTTTTAGACCTTTCTTCCAGTAACTTGACCCGCACATGGAGGTCATGGAGTTCCTTGTACAGTTCCTCACGCATCTTTGCCCTGCGCTCGGCTGAAATAGGACTGTCCGTTGGCACACCTTCGTTGGTAATCAGCGCTGGCATTTTGCCTTCAATCTGGGTCAAACGGGTCTGAAATGACGATACTTGGCCCAATAGCCAGGCAATACAGGCCACCAAAATTGGTATTACCGCCTTTAAGACATCTTGCATATTCATTTTTTAGACCCCCATACCATGTAATAAGCAATCCACGCTGCCACTAAAAAACACCAAAACTGTACCCATTTAACCTTTGCCAACTCCGCATCAAAATATTTCTTATCTTCTTTTTCTAGCTTTTCAATCTCGGCCTTAATGTCAATTAACTTCTGCCATTCTTTAGTGCCGTACTTCTTTATAAAATCTATGCGCAGCTGGTACTCCTCATCGGAAATCTTCTTGCGGTGTTTGTACTCCTCAAGGGCTTTAAATATTGCCCGCTCTTTCCTTAACTCCGCTTCCCTGCGTTCCTGTATTCTTGCGTTTGCTTGTTGCTTTGCAACATCTACTGCTTCCTTCTGTACTTCCTCAATATTCTTGCCAATTTCTCTACCGGCTTCTCTACCGGTTTTCATCCCTTCGCTGATACCCTTGGCACCAGCGGATAGCCCCAGTTCGTCTGACATATATCATCATTTTTTTAATTTTTGCCATATGTCCGATACCGGCATTGAGTTGATTTCTTTCCATCCAATAAAGGTGCAAGCAAACATAATAAATAGAAAAAAAGCAAACAATACCGTAAATATAAGCACCGCAAAAATAGCTACAAATAAAGCAAAAATATTTAATATGGTGGTTAACATTTAGTTGGCCATTAGCATAATTGTTAATATAAATAACAGGATTGCAGCGTAAATTCGCTTTGCCCAATACTGTTTATTAAGTAAACGCGGGTCGTGAATTAGGTAACTCTGCAACTCCAACATATCCTCATCGCGTTCAATGTACTTTGGTTTAAGTGGATTAAGGTCGTATTTACAACCAATCTTAATTTTGCCATTGTTATATGGCACATCCATTACTTGTCTGCCTTATCGTTTAATCGGTCAAAAAACGAGGCCATAATGCTTTCTAACTTGTCAAATCGTGCTGCCATCTCAATCCGCACCTCTTTTAAATCATCCTTGCGCACATAAAGTTCTGGCAGACCTTTTTCAATCTGGTGGATGTCTCTGCGCAACTCTTTAACAGAGTCCCAAAGTTCTCTAGCAAACCAGCCAATTGATGCAATAACACATCCAAGGCCAATATTGATGATAGTTTGCCATTCCATATTAGGTTTTCATTATGTAGCAAAGAGCATAGTATGGAGGTAAGTTAGCGTTAGTTCCGCTTACACCAGCATTAGCATTAGTAGTAGCTACAGTAATTCCAGTTGTATTGCTATTTGTAGTGGCAGTTCCTTGACTTACATCCGCAAAACTTGCTCTAAATTGATTTCTTGGGGTACTTGAATCTTGAAAGAAAATTGGTGCTGTATGGGTATGACCAGGATCAGTAACAACTGAGGTTGCAGCATGAGTATGGGTAACAACTACAGCATCTGCAGAGCCGCCAGTTGCGTTTACTGCATAAGATGAGCCAGCGCCAATTACAAATCGGTCTCGCAAGTCTGGCGTACCATTCGATCCATTACATAAAACATACCCGGCTGGTATTGATCCAATTGATCCTGACCACAAGAAAATACCGCCAGATGGTATTGGGGTTGCAGCTGGTGGAGTTGCGCCAACAATTCCATACAAATTGTCATATGTCTGTATGGTTACATCGGCAGAAGTTTTTAAAACAAACTTATAGAAAAATCCCTCTGTTAACCAAATAGTAGAGGGTGGACGGCCATCCGTTCCCAAAATAATGGGGTTTGTATTGGCAATTAGCCCGCTAGAATCTGTATAAGTGGTAAGCGGAGTAGTTGATCCAGCCTGATAAGTAAAAATCTTACCGGCGTTTAAAGGCAGGCCATCATTGTTAAAAAACTGAAAACCATTGCCTATAGGGGATAGATTGACTGCCATAATTATTGTCCTTTACCAACATCTTTGAGGGGAACCATTTTTTTCTGAGCGCGTTTTAATGCAGATTTTTCTGCCATTGCCACACCCTTCTTTGCGCCATACATACCGCCAACAGTCGCTCCAACTCCAGCGCCTGGCACACCGCCAAAAGCACCTCCAACCGCTCCGCCTACTGAGGTTCCTAAAGTTCCCAATAATGGTGCCGCGCCCAATCGAATTAAATTGTGAGCCTGTATTGCTGCGCCAGGGTAGGACGCGTCATATTTGACCAAATGGCCAGCATCATGCAAGTCTTTAACCATCTGGGCCAATTCTTTATCTTCCATCAATACGCCAAGTTTGCGATTGTTGTCATTTAAGTATTTTGTAATATTGCCGGCATTCCATTGACCCTTGTTTTTAGAGCCCTCTTGCAATATGCGATTAGCAAACTGGGCTTTAATTTCTGCAATTGCTGCATCTGCTTGGGGCCGTAATTCGTCTGGCATTTCTTTTAACAGTTTAATTAAATGCCGCTGCTGGTCTACATCCATCCGCTCCACGGTTGAGGCAATCTTTTCAAACGGTACGGCGCGATTCATTGGGGATTGTGGATCGTAATCCATAATCTTGGCTACGCCTTTTGGATCATCTAACAAGCGAGCAATTTTGGTACGAATGTCTCTGGCTTTTTTGTATACATCTTCGCCAGCAACCTTAGTGACATCATTGTCAATTTTGTCTTTTAGGCGGCCAATAATTCCAGAGCGCTCATTATTCCAATTCGAATTAATGTATCTACGCAAACCTTCGGCCTGCTCTACTGTCATTGGTTTTACTTTGCCGTTTGCATCAAGTAAATCATTTTCTTTCAAATGAGCCTCAACCCCGCGGCGCAAAGACATAAAACTGTCGTTTACAGTAAAGTTAGAATTTGTATCTAAGAATTTCTGTAGGTCGCTTGGTATAACCGCTGGCTGCGTTCCAGCTACTTTTTTAGCTTGGGCATACGATTGATCCATTTGAGTTTGCAGTACATTCTTAAAATCATCAAAAGGCCGTGCAATTCGTGTGCCGCGGTCATATAAAGAAGTTTCATCAAGGCCTAAAGTTCCGCCCGTGCGCTCAACAATTTTTTGGCCAAAGTTTTCTAATGTAGCCCGCTCATTGGCTAGTGTATCTCTGTAAAGCTGGCCTACGGGAGCGTCTACTTTGCTAGTCTGAAACTCGTTAGCCGCAGCAAAACCGTCACCCAAAATAGAGGATTGACGGGCGTTTTCTAAGCCAACACGAGCCAATATTTGCTTGCGTTGTTCTTGCTCTGGCAGATTTACGCTGCCCTTTTGTGCGTACTTAACTTCTGGGAATGGCTGCGTATTGGTTGGTGCAGGCATTGTTGGGGTTTGTATTTTTGGCGCTGGTGGTAATGTAGCAGCCGTTCCACCTTGTTTGTTTTGTAATTGAGCCTGAAACTCTGCATAAGTTACTTTAGGTTTGCCGGCTAAAGTTGGTTCAACTCTAGGTGCCTCTGGGGCTTTTGGTACTGCAGTTCCTAAAGCAGTTTCTACGGTTTCTGCACCCTTAACGATTCCGCGTTGTACGGCTGGCGCAGCTTTTACGCCACCACCGGCTGCAACAGTTCCCATCATGTTTTCAATATCGGTAGCCGGTAATCCTGTTTTTTCAGCAATCCACGCAGCGCCCTTTTGGAAATTTTCACCAACAAAATTAAACAAGCGGCGAGTTGCCTCGCTTTGATATTCTGGAGTTTCTGTTACGCCAAAAGTCTTGCCCATACCAGACTCAAAGGGCGCAGCAGCTGCCGTACTTATTTGTTTAGCCTGCTCTGGCGTTTTGCCAATTGCACGGGCTCCTGCATAAGTAACTGGTTCTACAATCCCTGGAACAACGCTGCCAATGGTTGCATCATAAAAACTAGCAGCAGTACGACCAAACTGGGTTAATGGGCTGGCCTCGCTCATATCTTTAACTTTGCCAACTTTACGGGCTGGTGGCTCGGTTGTCTTAACTTCTACTGGTTTTCCTAAAATCATGTCACCAATAGGGTCGGCAACAGCTTGGCGCATAGTGGGTTGCGCAACGGCCGGTTTATTTGTTATCTCTGTGGTTACGGGCTCGTTAGTGTACGGCCTAGCCATTGCTGGCTGCGATCCAGAGGACAGTTCAAAAAACTGTTTACGAACCTCTAATGGGTAATTATTAAATTTTTCAGGAGTAGTTAATATCTCTTGTAATCGATTAGGGTTATATCCCATATCAGTAAACCGTTTTACCGCCATTTGCACCTGTGTGGGTTGCAAATTTTCAAAACGAAAACTATCTTTAGACGGTTGCTGGGATGGCGGTTTTGAGCCACCTAATATAAGTTGGCCAATGTCTTGCATTACAAATCACCTGAATTTGTTAATTTTACTAAATTGTTGTATTTACGATACAGGTCTTTGCGTTGGTTGTCATCCATATCACCAAGCAACTTGTCGGTTAATTCCTTGCGTTTATTAACATCTTTAACATCACGCGCAATATTCATAATTTCAAAAATACGAGAGTCTGCGTTTGATGACCACATCTGCTGGAATCGTTTAGCGTTAGCATCACCAAATTTTTGGGTATGTCTCTGCATTCCGGTTGCCATCATGTCAAGATTGGTAATATCGGCATCGGCGCGGCGGGCAATACTTAGCAATACATCTGGTGGGAATGTCTCGTCACCACTTGCCATACGAATTAATTGTTGACCGCCAACCGTATCTAATGAGCCACCAACGGCTTTAATGTTAGAAATCTGCACATTAGCCAGGTCTTTAGATAATTGTTTATAAGTTGGATCACCAACAATATCAGCAAATTTTCTTTTAACTGCACCAACAGGGCCTGTTTCTGGTAATACAGATTCTTCTTGCAGTTTTTGTGCGGTCTTAACAACTTCTTGTAAATTACGCCGTGCCGTTGTCAGTTCAGACTGACGCTGCACTAAACCATTTCGGTATTGGCTGCCAGCGGTGCGGTCTGTTTCTTCTTGCGGAAGCGCAGCAAACGGTACGCCTGCTTGACGCACGGGATAAGTTAAAGGCAAACGACCCGTATCTGGCTGCACCATTGATGTTGGTGTAATATTTGGCGCTGGACCTGCAGCTGGTTTTGTTTGTATTGGGGCAGTCATGTCTTGGGATGTCACGCCTGCAGGCGCGGGTTGGGCTGCTGCGCCAGGCAATGGCAAAGGAGTTACAGTACCAGGGCCTTTGCGGAATAAACCAGGTTGACCGCCAAATGTACCTACTTCTGGTGTTTGTAATCCCTGTTGGCCAGTAGGTCCAATTTGGGTTTGAATAACATTGTCAAAATATTGGCCAAGTTTTGCGGGATTGCGCAACGCAATTGCGTTACCCATACGCATTAAATCATCAACCCGTTTTTCAGGAATTCCAATAGCCACGGCCTTTGAACGAATTTCTTGCATTGCCTCTGCGGCTTGGTTAGCGTCTCCACTATTAATTCGAGGGTCATTTCGATAACCACCAACTAAAGACATAATGCCAGCAGTTTGA